GCCTGTCATGCGCTGGATTGGTGAACGCATTGCACTGGTTGATGCGATCAAAGCCGAAAGGAGGGCCGCATGATCGACCGCGCCCGCCTCGTCTTTGGCTGCATCCTGGGGGCCATTCTCGCCATCCTGATCGGCGCTATCGGCCATCTGGCGGGGGCTTGGTGAATGTCTCGCTGGACCGCCTCTTACTGGAAGTGGCGGCTCGGCTTTGAGTTTCGGACCCGCACCATTTGGAAGCTGGGTCGCAAATACTGGAGGGCAAGAAAGTGATTTACACCGAGAACGTAACGCCAACCGGCCTTGCCACACGCCTTGCAGAATACATCGCGGACCCTTCCACGATCCGGGCGCACGTTCGTTCACACTTTGGCCGCGCCCCTTCGGTTGACACCATCCGTGGCATTCGACGCAAGGTAGAACAGCGCAAGCAGCGCCATGTTCCCTACACCGAAGATAAATTCATTGTTCACTGCCAGCGCCACAGCGGCCCCTATGAACTGGAAGCTGACGGCATGGACCGTTGCGTCCAGTGCAGGGCGGAAAAGCTAGAAGCGGAGCGTCTCAAGTCTGACCGGGCAGCACAGATTGCGCGCCAGCTTGAGGCCATGCGGGCCAAGATCGACCGCGACCGCAAGCGCCGGGAGGAACTGACCGAAGAGGCCCGCAAGCATGAACTTGCCGTTGCCAATGAAGTCTTGGCCCATGCTGGCAAGCCGGTGCTGTTTCAGGACTTGCTGGTTGCCGTTGCCGCCGCGTTTGAAATGACGCCGGAGGATATAACCGGAAAGAACCGCCAGCGGGTTTATGTAGATGCTCGGACGGCCCTTGCGCAAATCCTCAAACTGCGCGGCAGCAGCTTCCCCATGATCGGCAGGCGGCTTGGCAGCAAGGACCACAGCAGCATTATCAATCTGCTGAAGATTTATGACCAGCGCGCCAAGCGCAACCCGCTGATCGCCCTTGTAGTGGATCGCCTTGCGTGAAGCGTTTCTTCGCCCGCAAGACCGCCTGCAACAGCGGCCACACCCATGCCAGCGCGGCAGAGGCCAAGCGGTGCAACGACCTGCATCTATTGCAGGCAGCGGGCCAGATTGTCGGCCTGCGCCACGAACCGCGCTTTACCTTCGCCATTGATGGCCGGGAAGTGAAGATGCGCAACGGCCAGGTCATGCGCTATACGGGCGACTTCACCTACATCGAGAACAACCGCCAAGTGGTCGAAGAGGTCAAGGCCAAGAACGGCTTTATGACCCGCGATGTGCCGGTGAAGCTGGCCCTGATGGCGGCGATCTATCCTGACATTGAAGTGAGGGTGGTAACGTGAGCCTGTCACCCGCCATCATTGACGCGATGCTTGCCGCTGGCTGCACCGCAGAACAGCTTGCCGCTGTCATTAAGGCCGATCTGGCTGACCGCGAGGGCAGGGTGGCGGAAAAGCGCCAGAAGGATGCGGAACGGCAGCGCCGTCACCGGGAGCGTAACGCTGTGTCACGCGATGTCACAGTGACAGACAGTGACAGCGTGACAGACCCCTCCCTTTCCCCCGCCCCCTTTCTTTCCCCCCAGACCCCCCAAACAAACCCCCACCCCCATACCCACCCGGATAAACAATCCCGCGCACGTAAGGGGACCGAATTTCCGATGCTGGATTGCACGGATGCCGAGACCTGGGCCGACTTCCTGCGAAACCGGAAAACCAAGCGTTTGCCCAACACCGCCAGCGCCCACCGCAAGCTGGAAACCGATCTAGCCGCGATGGTTGCCCGGACAGGCTGGCCACCCGGCAAGCTTTTCGCGGCCTGCGTTGAGCGGGGCTGGGGTGCAATTTACGATCCAAGGGACAAGAATGATGGAATATCAGCAAATCGGGCAAATTCAGGTCAACGCGCAGCCAAGTCCGGCGTTGCCGCAGCTCTCGACCGACGACTTGGACTTGACGGCCCTTCCGCAGCGTTTGGACGATCAGACGTTGGCGCAGGTGCAGGCGATAGCTTACTCGCCATTACCGGCCCCGAAACCCTGCGATGAGCGCCACCTCAACAAGTGCCTGCGCATCATGCTTTCCGTGCTGCCCCGCCAAATGTCTGACGAGCTTTCTGGCGAACTTTTTGTTGCCGCCTACCAGCGCAAGCTAGGCGAGTTTTCGGACGAAGCGATCAGCTACATGACCGACAAGGCAATTGCTAGCTGCCATTGGTTTCCGACGATTGCCGCATGTATCGAACTAGCTGCCGAAGCGCCACGCAATGATGAGGCTGTTCGACGCAAAGCAATGGCGCGCCAGATTGTGAGCGCTGAACTGGCCCACCGCACAGCATGGGACGACAGGCCCAAGCAGCACGAGCCGAAGCTGTCGCAGGGCGAGATTGACCGCATGACTCCGGAAATGATCGAGCTTGGCTTATCGTGCGGCATTTTGATCCGAACCGATGACGGCAAGGTGATCGAGCGGCTTGAGCACTGACCTTCCCCCTGGTTTCCGCCCTGTATCCGGCAAGCGCCGTCCACCGCAGTCTGACAAGGAATACACCGTCATGTTTCGCAATGGGTTTGTTGACTGGAAAAACGCTTACCGGGCTGACCAGCTTGTTTGGGTCCATGACGGTTCGAGCTGGGACGTGGTGGCGGTTCTAGATCAGGACGCCAAGCCCGCCGCAGAACAGCCCGCGCGGCCTGCAAACGGGTCTTACGCATGACTGACCTAGTTATGACGGGCGCTTCAGCGGAAGAATTGTGGCCGCTTGTGCGCGACTATCATTATTCGCGGCGCATGGCGGGCTTGATCCGTCACGCATTCGCTTGGCGTGAACCGGGCGGGCTATTTGGCGAAACCGGCGAACCGCTTGCGGGCGTCATCTTTTCACAGCCGGTCAATCGCAACTTCCCGGAACAAGCGGCAGAATTGTCTAGGTTGGTGCGCCGCGAGGATTTTAACGGAAAGCTTTCCGAATTGGTTGCGTGGTCGCTACGCTGGCTTCGTGCCAACACTACAACGCCGTTTGTCTTGTCATATGCTGACAGCACCCAAGGCCATCACGGCGGCATCTATCAGGCTTGCGGCTTCGTTTACATCGGCGCGACACAGCCGGGCCATATTGGTTTTAACTGCCCGGATGGGACGTTCGTTCATGGCCGGAATTGCAACGCACGCTTTGGCACTCGATCAGTCGAAGCAATTGCCAAGCTAAAGCCTGATTGGTCGCCTGTTTATGGCGAACCGAAGCACCTTTACATTTTCCCGCTTCGCCAAAAGTGGCCGACCATTGCGCGCCGCCACGGTTGGGAAGCCAAACCATATCCGAAACCAGCTTATGCGGCCCGTCTATTGGACGAACAAGGTTCCCCCTTGTCCGAGCCAGGCGCGAACCCTGGGGGCCGCTCCACCTATTCTAACGCCGCCTAGGGAGACTGACATGGGTAAAGCAACCAAGCGCAAGACACCGCCTGTCATTCAACCCCTGGACGGCAAGGAGGTGCAACATGGGTAAGCGTAGAGGACGCCCCAGCAAGTCTGGACGCCGCACCGCATCGGGCCGCTTGGTCCGCGCCGAGACGCCGGAGAGCGCAAAGCCTAGCGAATGGGTCAAGGCCCGCTTTGAACGCTTTGGAAGCCATTACTGCTGGGCGCTGGGCAGGGCTTACGCATCGGGCCTGTTAGGCGAGGGCAACGAAGCCAAAGACCGGCTAGACAGCGCGGGCAAGTTCGTAACGCTTTACCAGCGGTATTATGGCGGCTCGGCCTATTCTTGCCCGCTAGATCAGACGCCGCGTTCCAGCTACGTTTCAGATTATGATCCAGAGCGCCAAGAGCCTGAACGCGAGTGGATTAGGGCCGCTCTTAGGGCGGTCGAAGCAAGTGGCGGGATGCCGTTCTTTGAGCAGCTAATTACGCGCCTGCACATTGACGCTGGCCCAGCTTGGCTTGACCGCCTGCTTGATGGGCCGCGCCACTCTGCGGATAAGATGGTGCTGGATGCCGCGCTAAAGGCGCTTGATGCAATTCCGGGCAGCGCAAAAACGCAACGCCGCGCTGCATAGCCTTGCGAACAAAGCGTGAATCAGCTATAAAAGTCGGGCCGCAACGGTGCTAGCAACACCGCGCGGCCCTGACCACAACGTGAGGTGACACGCATGGCTTACATTGACGATAGCATAGAATTTGGCGGCGCGCCAATCGCCCGCACCACGGAACTTTATCAGGTAAACGGGGCCGAGTGCCTGGTTGACGCTATCCGCTTCGATAGGCAGGCGGTGACAGACGAGCAGATGGTTGAGGCTTGCGGCCACAATCTCGCCAACCGCAAAGCATCGCAGTTTGCCGAATTTGCCAAGGGCCAGATCAGGAACGCTGACCATGCGGTGTATGTTGCCGCGCTCAAGTCGGGACGGGCCTGCAAGATCGGCGTAACCAATAATCCGCTGCAACGCTTGCTAGGGCTGCAAAACGGTTGCCATGAACGCATATCGCTTACGCATCTGTTTTGGATGCCACGCGCGGCAGCGATAGGGATTGAAGGGCTGGCGCTGCGCACTGCAACCAGACTTGGCAAGCGCCTGCTGGGCGAGTGGGTTGAAATGTCGGCAGATCAAGCGGCGCTAGTGGTCGCTGTTGTTATCAATTCAAGCACTGTGGCGGCTTCGTGCAGCCAAATGTATCGGCGCAACTGCCAAGCGGCATTGATGGCTGGCGGCATAAACGACGATGAGGACACTTACAGCCACGACCCGTTTTGGAATCTCGTTAAAGCGGGGTATTGACAAGCGCGCTAAAATCTGTCATGGCGCACGTAATTGATAGTTAGACTTGCGCCCAGCGCATAGAGCCTCGGTTAACGCCGGGGCTTTTTGATTCCACGAATAAGCCCTTCCTTTGTCACAGCGATGGGCTTGGGGTCGGTCTTCGGATCGGCCCCGCTTATTTCCGGTCTGCACGTTTCCGGCCACGGTCCTGGATGCGACGGGCTTCTGCTGACAGCTTGCGCTTTTCGGCCTTGATCTCGGCAAGGCGGGCTTGCTCGTCAGGGGTGAGGTGGGGGAGCCAGTCGGTCACGGCTTAACCTTTACCGTGACCGTCCGAATCCGAAACGGCTTTGCCTGATAGTTGTTGCGCGACCGGAGAAACTCTTCCGGGCTAACGCGGCCTTCGCGAAGATCGGCAAGGGTGGGATAGCTGGTCATTAGTAAGCCTCCGCATAAGCAGCTTCGATAGCGCGATTACGTTCGATGTTGGCGTAAGCAAATTCAATCCACTGAACCTTGGTAACGGTGGGCAGAAGGCCTTCGTCAGTGCAGGCAACGGCCCAAGCGGCGTTTTCGTTGCCGGTGGCGGCCAGGATGTTCAGGGCTTCGATATACTTGGTCATTTGCTTGTCTCCGTCTTGATGTCCACCTTATAACGCGGAATGTCCGCACTGACAAGCGGAAAATGCACTTTCGCTAAATTATTTTTAGACCACGCTGCGCCCTCCCTCGCAGCCGGTCCCGTCCACACCCCACCCTTCGCAATGAGCAGGCGCTGGAACCGAAGCGCATACGGGCTGGCGCGCGTGTGGACGGGTTAATTTGGAAAGGACCGACCAAATGCCTGCTGGTCGCCCTTCGTTGTATGATCCCAAGTATTGCGATGACGTAATCAAGATGGGCAAAGAAGGCTTCTCTGTGGTCGAAATGGCCGCAACGATTGGCGTGCATCGGGAGACGTTGGAGCAGAACTGGCCCGCTGCGCACCCGGAATTTTCCGAAGCCTTTACACACGCATTGCAATGTTCCCAGGCCTGGTGGGAACGCGCTGGCCGCATTGGCATGATTGAGAACAACATAAGCGCGCCGATCTGGTCGCGCTCAATGGCCGCTCGTTTCCCGCGCGACTGGCGCGAAGTCAAGGGAACGGAACTGACCGGCAAGGACGGCGGGCCGATTCAGACCGACAACAAGACCACCGAAGTTAGGCGGACCATTGTCGATCCTAGACATCCCGACGCCGCGTAAGTTTGTCCCGCTATTAGGACCGGCTCGCTACAAAGGCGCACACGGCGGGAGAGGTAGCGGCAAGTCGCACTTCTTTGCCGAGCTATTAGTTGAGAAGGCAATCCTGCAACCGGGCCTTCGTGCTGCTTGCGTTCGTGAAGTCCAGAAGTCGCTAAAGAACAGCGTAAAGCTGCTGGTTGAGGACAAGATACGCAAGCTAGGCGTTCAAGACCAATTCGAGATACTGGAAGCTGAGATACGGACGCCCGGTGGCGGTCTTATCATGTTCCAGGGGATGCAGAACCACACGGCGGACAGCATCAAGTCGCTGGAAGGTTTTGACGTTGCCTGGGTTGAGGAGGCGCAGAGCCTATCACAGCGCAGCCTGGACCTGTTGCGCCCAACCATCCGCAAGCCCGGCTCGGAACTGTGGTTTAGCTGGAACCCCGCCAAGCCAACCGATCCGGTTGACGTATTGCTAAGGGGTGAAAGCCCGCCGCAAGATAGCGTTGTTATCGAGGTCAACTGGAACGACAACCCGTTCCTGCCTGCCGAGCTAAGGGCCGATCTAGAGGACGACCGCAGGCGCGATCCTGATAAGTTCCTGCACGTATGGGAGGGCCATTACAGCCTCAACAGCGAAGCGCGGGTGTTTCGCAACTGGAAGATTGAGGCATTCGACCCGCCTGCTGATGCGGTGCATCGTTTCGGGGCGGACTGGGGCTTCGCGGTTGATCCGACTGTGCTGGTCCGCTGCAATGTTGAAGGCCGCAAGCTGTTTGTGGATGCCGAGGCTTGGCAGGTCGGTTGCGAGATCGACAAGACCCCGGCGCTGTTTGATACGATCCCCGGCAGCCGCAAGTGGCTAATCCGGGCTGACAGCGCCAGGCCTGAGACAGTCAGCTACATGAAGCGGCAAGGCTTCCGGATAACGCAGGCGGTCAAAGGCCCCGGCTCGATTGAGGACGGAATCGAGTTTCTACGCTCTTTCGACATTATCGTTCACCCCCGCTGCAAGAAGGTGGCGGAGGAACTGACGCTTTACGCTTACAAGGTTGACGACCACACAGGCGACATTCTGCCGGTGCTGGAAGACAAGAACAACCACACGATTGATGCGCTGCGCTACGCCTTAGAGGAATTGCGCCGCACTGGTTACAAACCACGGCAACAACAGTCAGGCCCGCCGCGTGATCGGTGGGATCGGGCATTCAAGGGTAAGGAGGAAGGCGCTTCATGGAAGACAGCGTGACCCTTGAGCAGCTCGTCCGCGAGTTTGAGGCTGCCGAGGATGCAACCGTGGACGCGCGCCGTAATGCGGAACGCTGCCAGGATTACTTCGACGACAAGCAACTGACCGCTGAGGAAGAGGCCACGCTTAAGAAGCGCGGCCAGCCTGCCGTTGTCTTCAACGAGATCAAGCCCAAGGTCAAAACGATGCTGGGGCTGGAAAAGCAGACCCGCAAAGACCCCAAGGCATTCCCGCGCAACCCGCAGGACGAAGACTCGGCAAGGGCTGCGACGGACGCAATCCGCTTTGTCTGCGATGACAGCAATTGGGATGACGTTCGTTCGAAGGCCGCAAAGAACATCGCCATTCAGGGAACGGGCGTTGCCTTTGTCGGGGTCAAGCAGACCCGCGCTGGTTACGATCCTGACATTCGCCGCATCGGTTGGGATCGGTTCTATTACGATCCGCACAGCAGCGAAGACGACTTCGAAGATGCCAAGTTCAAGGGCATTGTGGTCTGGATGGACCTCGATGATGCCATTGCGCTTTATCCTGAGGGCAAGGACGCCCTGACC